GAACACAGGATCAATAACAAGCCATCTGTCTTGTGTATCTACCTGCTGTTGATTTAACAGTCTTGCCATACGATTAACAACAACCATTGGCGTAACAGCTGCAGTGCCTACAGAAGTAGCTCCACCTGTTAGATTAACTACAGGAATAGAGTGGTCTCCTGCAGAAGTTGTTGTAATGCTTCCAAATGAACTCTTAATCAATTTCATTGAAGTAAGAAGTTCGTCTGATCCTGCACTTGATAGAGCTTTGCTACCATTCACAACGTCATTAACAGCACCTGCATTACTATGTAATGATGACTGTTTATAACCTGATAGATAGCCTAGCACCTCTTGATCGTATTGATCAGCTAGTCTGTACGCAGCTCTGTCAGTGGCGAGTTGCATAAAGTTAACGTGTGAGTGAGCTTCCTCTATGTCATCCATTTTAAAAGCGTAGTAGTTTGCTTTATCAACGACTAGAGAAAAGTCCTCGTCTTCTAGATCTTGTGCAGTTACCTGAGTACCTCTGGCATATGCACTAACTGAAATTTCAGGTTCTTTGATAATTCTAACGGTGTCTCCCTGATTAGAAATCTCTCCAAAATAGTCTGAGTTGGTAATGTCACCAACAACAGTTGACTTACGGAACGCAAGCTGTACCTGTTTGGAATAGATTACAGGAGAGAAATTACCGTTAGGCAGATTACCATAACCTGATGCTGTGGTAAAAGCCATAATAAATCCTCCTATGATTGGTTTGGCTTAGTTAAAAGCTAAACAACCCACGTAGAGGCTATACTTTTTAGAGTGCATAAAACTACTAGGTAGCAAGCCTAGCAATTAGTGGATCTATACTTGTATAGGTAGTCTTGATTGTGTTTAGACTTTGAGTTTACTTACACATAAAGGTAGTCTATAGCAGAGGCTTTATGTCTAAGGGTTAGTTATACAGATAAAATCTTTTTTGTCAAGGCTTTATCTTGCATTTCCCGATAAATCGTATATTATTTTACCAGAACGGTGTGCTTCTTGTATTTTATCAGCATTCTTTTCGTAGTCTATATCAGACATTTTAGCGATATCAGATTCTTTAATCCTATCTCCAGACTCTGAAGTATCAACTTTAGTCTTAGACCCTCTGTCTACCAACGAGGCAGCAGCTTTTGTTTTACTTTTCTTATCAGCTTTTGTAAGTCCATTATCAACCTTATACAGATCAATAACACGTACAACTGAAGCAGCATCATCCGTATTTTCGTACAGAGCGTTCTGAACCCACTTAGGCTGTTCTTCAACCCAATTATGAAATTCATCGGAATCACGCAGTTGATCAAAGTCTGAATGTGCTTCTCTAATTGCATTTTCTGCTTGACCTCTTGTAGCTTCTTCTTTTGCTTTATTAAGTTCTTCTAGTTGTATGTTGGCTTTGTCAAACATTTGTTTAGCTCGTTTATCGGCTATTGTCTCCACCATCCCTGCTACATCTGGATATTTATCTACCCATGCCTGTAAATCTTCATCTGACTTAGGTGGTACAAGTTTTTCTTTTTGACCAAGCTGATCTTCTAGCTCTTTAATTTTGGCATTGTATTCTTTCTCTTTAGCAGCTAGGTGTCTTCTTACATCCCCATAGCGAGTCTTAAAAGATTTTTCTTCATCACTAAGTTCTGCTTCTGGTTCAACTTTCTTTTCTTCTTCAACCTTTTGTTCTTCTTGAGGTTTACCTTGTTCTTCTATAAGTTGTTTTAGTTCTTCCTCATCTTTTTTAATTCGGTCTTGATTAGTCATTCTTTTTCTGCTCATGTATCCTGCAGTTTTTTGTGCTTCCACATTCTCTAGTTCTGGCATTACTTTTCCTTTCTTGGGGTCAACATTGTTGAGTAGCCAATTTATTTACTGCCTAGGCCCTTTCCTCTAGGCTTCTTAGGGTTACGTTTTGGTTTGTTTATTAGTCCTCCTTTGTTTCCTCCAAATTTTCCTGCAGCTAATGACGTAGTGTCTTGACCTGCCATTCCTGCTTGTACTTCATCTCTTCTACTATCTTGTTGAGACATTCCCTCTGCTGATCTGCTTATAGCAGTTGTTCCTGCATCATCTTTTGTAGTAGCTGTGCCTGTAGCAACAGCAGATTTTTGTCGGTCTTCATATCCGGGAGACTTTTCTGTTCCACTATAAAAATCTTTATCAGATACATTTTTACTTTTATCACCATCACCATCATCACCATCATCACCAGAATCAATAGGACCTTTAGGAGTAGGTCTAGTAGCACCACCAGTAGGAGAATTAGCATAGCTCTTATTATAGTAACCCACAGTTTTAGCATATTCATCAGGTGTACCAAGAAGTTTATTTGTACCTGTTACTATAGCTTTTCCAGAAAAACCTAAATCATCAAAAGCAACTTTAGCTTTTTTCTTCATTTCAGTTGTGTCCATACCTTTAGCTTCAGCTAGTGCTATTGCAGCATAAGCATTAGCTACACTTGTTGCTTTAAAAAATCCAAGCTGTCCAATTGTTTTATCTAAAGGTCCTTTTGGATTTAATAAACTATCTACTTCATTATCCCACTCTTCTTGTCCAAAACCAGTAAAATCAAATTGTTTTGGATCTGATCCCCAACCGGGAGGTGTATCTTTACTTTCATCTCTATCTTCTCTTTGTTGTTTTTCTATTTTTGCAGGAGCAGGTTTATTTGTAGACCAAGGTGGTCTTGTAAATTCTTCATCAGTAGGAGGAGTTACAACACCACCTACAAATGTTATAACTTTAGACTCACCTGTTTCTCCATGATAATAAGTAACAGTTCTGGTAATCATTTCTTGATCAGCAGGGTTAGTGTATTGTGAAGGACTTACTGGAGTAAAACCTAATGTAACATAATCAGCAGGATTAAAACTTCTAGATTGTTCTATTTGTTGCATATCATCAGACATACCACCATTAGCATAACCTACAGGTCCACCTAAAGCTTTCTTTTTCTTTTCTTCTTCTGCTTCTCCAATTGCAATCATTGTCATAGACATAGGCTCACCACCTATTCTACCTGTAGCATCCATCTCTGCAAGACCACGCTTTGCTTCCATTCTAAGATCTTCAAAAAACTTTACACCATAATACTGAACGACATCAGCAGGAACAACATATTCACCCTCACTTAATTGTGCAGGTATATCATCACGAACTTCTTTAGCAAGAGATCCGGGTGGAACATCATTACCACTAACAGGATCACGATCCATGCCATCATCTTTCATGCCACCTTCTTGAAATAAACTCATCTGCTGTTCCACTGTCATTCCTCCTTTATTCATGTAGCCGTAAAGTGGCATATCATTTATTGCGTTATTTTTAGGTGCAGTTACACCTTGTATGGCACTACCTATAGCCATTTTTTCCATTGAAGAATTTATTTTACCATCTATAAAATTATTAAAAGATCCACCATAGTGAACATCTAAAAATGCTTGAGTTTCTTCTGCATAAGGGCCTGTTCCATATTGATGCACCCCATCAGCAGGACCAAAGTAATGACCTTTAGGTAATTTACTATCACCACCTAAAAGATTTCCAAAGGGTGAATATTGATCTTTATTCCACTTTTCAAAAAGTTCAGTCCTGTTTCCTTTATAGTTATCTCCTATAGAAGCTTTTACTTGAATACCGGGATCTACAATTTTTTTAATTGGAATTGTAGTTGGAACTGGATTTGGTATAAAAGGATTTTCTAAATCAGGATTAATTGTTTTTGGATCTGTCACAAAAGGGTTAATGCTAGGGTTATTTTCTGAACTTAGTGGAACTGGATTAGGAGATCCTAGCCCTTTGTCTACTATTTCTTGATATGTAAAAGGTTTTCCAGTTTCAGGGTTTATACCTATTTCAGTATCAGTATCAGTATTAATTGTAGTCGGTATTGGATCTGGATCTTGTACAGCCGCTTCACTAATGTCAGCTATAGGTTGATCATCAATAGATTCTCCAGTTGTAGGATCTTTAATTCCTTCCCCTGTCACAGTATTTTGAGGTGGTTGCTGTAGTGGTAATCCAGTTCCAGATCCACCCTGATTATAAACAATCGTACCTTGATGAGCTTTAATAGGTTTTTGAAACAAACTCATTTGTTGTTCCATCATTCCACCTTGGTTAAATGCTTGTTGTGTTTGTTGGTCTGTAGTTAGTCCACCTTGATTAAAAAATGATTTATCTACAGGAAGATTTTTTTCTTTTAAAATTTTATCCCAATTTTCTTTTTTACCTATGGTACTAAAATTATCTACTTTTGATGTCCACTCTTTAGACCACTCATATTCTTTATTTACATTAAAACCTTTATAATTATCATCAACCCATTGCCATTTATGATGAAATATTTGACTAACATTTGTTTCTTTTATATCACCTTTTGAATTAATGCTTATTGTTCTTCCGGGTGTGGGTTCTCTTGCTATATCAAAATCAGCAGACTCATCAAATCTTATTCTAGCAGGTTTGTCTCCTTTACTAGGCTCATACATAAGTGTATTAAATTTATGATCAGTAGGTAATTTTTTTACTGATTTATTATATAAATCTTGAACTTCTTTAGGTTGTACTTTTAAATATTCTTTGTGAAAATAAACTTGATTGCCTATTACTTTTCCAACAGGAAATTCTAAACCACCAGATTTGCCACCACGTTTAAAAGTTGTTCCTTTAGGACTTTTAAAACTCTTTATTGTAGTTTGAGGTTGTTTAGTTGCTGTTATCAATTTACCTTTTTTAACTACATTATCTTTACCAAAAACACTTTCTACTAAAGAAAGATATTTTTCAGTTTTTTCATTTCTTTGATAACCTTTTGTAGTTATTTTTCCAAAACCTTTTCCATCTCCTTCATAAACAGAAAAATGTGCTTTTCCATTAGGTTTTATTGCATTTTCTGCTTGTTTTACAATGTCAATAATATTTTCATCTTCTTTAATAACGTTTAAAACATTGTGAGACATAGCTACATCAGCTTTTCCATCTCTAACTTCTTCTACTACTTTTTTATTATGTTGTGGAGTTCTATTAAAAGGATCATAAACTTTAACAGTAGCACCCTCTTTTGCTGCATCATCTACAAGATTATCAAACTTACCACCACCAATATCAACAATAGTTTCACCTTTTTTAATCTCACCTCTTTTTTTCAACTCGTTATAACCTGATGGTTTTTTAACAACATTAATAGAAGTTGCTGCAGAGTCATACAGTTGTTCTGGATAACTCCAGATATCTTTAGACTTTAACCTAAGATTACCACCCATACTTCCTAGAGCATTAGGATCAACTTCAACACGTTTACCTATATCTAAAGCTTTTTCAGCACCTTTTTTAATAAGCTTGGCTGTAGCATCTCCTAATCCGGGAATTAAGCCTATAACAGCAGCTCCTCCTAAAGCTCCAACATATAACCAATTAGTATCTTCTCTTTGTATTTCATCATAAACTTCTTTAGCAGCCATTGCATCACCGATAATCGGTGTCATTTCTGCAATAAATTTACCTGCATCTATAGCTCGTTTTTGATATTCTTCTCTAGTAGGGTTTGTATTAGTTTGTTCTTGATCAAAACCTTCAGGCATTTCAACAGGTTTTTCTTGAGCGAGAATCTCTTCAGAACCTTCTCTCCACCTATTAGAAAAAGCTTTTTCTGTACTATTAGCTGTTGCCATTCATCTCATCCCTAAGATACTTTAGTCTTCTTAAAGTAGCAATAGCACCCTGCGCTCTGTGCAGCATGATGCTGTCATCTGCTTGTTCCATAGCTTTATGTTGTTGTCCTATCGTGTGGTCTAAGTATTCTACAAAGTTATCCCACAGAGCTTTATCATTAACAAGCTTCTTTAGGTTCATTGCATTGTTCCTTGATTACCTGTAAAACCTTCTTCTCCGGGGTTTGGCACTGAACCAGTACCTATTGTACCACCACCAGATCCCTGTGTGTCTTCTACCTGTCCACCTGCAGGAGCAGGAGGCTGACCTTGTTGAGGTGGTTGTCCTTGCTGTGGAGGTGGTGGAGGTGGATTTTCTGCTTGGAACTTTTTAAGTATCTCTGCTTGTACTGCAGCTTGGCTCATAGAGTTAGCTATCTTATCAGGATCAAGATCCATACTCTTTGCAATTTCTCTAACGATGTAATCCATTCTGGCAAAAGGAGCAAGTTGTGGATTAGATACTGTCTGCATGAATTGCATTAGTCTCTGACTACGTACTTCATTAGCCATCAAGCTTTCTGTACCTTGAGCCTTAACTTCAAGATCCCCCTTAATCTCTGGATCAAAGTCAAACTGCATATTAAAACTAAAGAATGCTTTACCTAAAGGTCCTAGAAGATAGTCATCAAAGTTTTTAATAACATTACGAATAGAACCATTTGCAGCATTCATCAACATAGATATACCAGATGCAGTTCTACCTACACCTGACACACCAGTTTGACCATGAGCAAACGAAGGAAAGCCTGTACTCTCATCTGCAAGTACTCTGGCCTTATCAAACATCTGCATGTTTTCTTGTGATACGTTGGGAAATTTTGTGCCGAAGATAGCTTGTCCGGGTGCGCCACCTTGTCTTCTAAAGACTTTACCGGGATATACACTTAAATCCTGTCCGGGGACTAAGTTAGTTTCGTCAATCTCAATCAACAAGTTACCAGATAAAGCACCATTGTCTACAGACATTCTCATAAAGCCGTTCATTAATGTCTGTGTGTCATCCATATTTTCTGCAATACCTACACCAAAAATAGTATAAGGATTCATTTCGTATGGAGTAACATAGTAGGGTATGTAAGCAGGAGTAAAAGGGTTCATAACAAGGCGTAGAACACACCCATTACAAATCCAGATATTTACATTAACCTGATCAACATCTCTTAATTCTGATGGTATATCAACATCATATTGTTCTATAACACTACGATCTACAAAACCCCAGAACTCTAATACTTCAAATCTCTGAGAATAATCATCTTCATTATCCTCATCCATTGCATGTTCCCACCACTCTTTATTATAGTTCTCTCCCATATCTATTGCTTTATCAATAGCATTTTCTCTAAAGAAAGGTCTACGCTTTAAGGCACGTAGTTGAGAACGAGACATCTTGTGTCTCTCTATAACATACTCTGCTTCATCCATATTGCTTGCATCTGGATCAGGATAAAAGTTCCAGATAGAAACATTAGATGTTTGTGGCATTGTTTTAAATAAAGGATTGTATTCACCCTCTTCATTCCAATTAGGGTATTCTTTATCTACTGCAAAAGGTCCTTTCATAATACCAGTACCAAATAGTGCAGCTTCAAAGGCAGTGGATCTTAACTGCTTCTTGGCATTAGACTCTTCTAACTGATCATGGATCTTCTTCTCCATCTTTTTAGCTGCAACCATTGCAGGATGAAACTGTACAGCCGAAGGACTTTTACCGGGTTTAAACTCCACATCATCCTCAACTGCGCTCAGATCGTCTTTAAGAGGCCCTACACGGTCATTAAATTCTGGAAGGGTCTCCCCCGGCAAAAGTGATCTTTCCTCTGCAGGGGCTGTTTCTGCGTCTCCTAGAGCCTCTTTGAGTTGTGGGTTAGTTTCAAAGCTTACAGTATCTTCTACTCCTTCTGGTAAAGTTGTAGGACTAATACCGAGTGGAAATCTACTAGCACCAAATAAAACCTCTACAAGTTGACCATAGGCAGCAAGAACTTTAGTCTTTGTGACTTTAACAAATACTCTAGATTTTTCTGTAGAAGTAAATTGAACTTCTGGACTGTAAATTCCTCTATAGTTTCTGTAGGCTTTAATCCACCGTTCTTCATCATATCTTCTAGCTGTTTCTGCTGCATTAAACTTTTCTTTTACAAATCTTTCTATCTGACCTATAGGTTCATCTGTTAGCGCATTAACATCTACATCATCTATTGCAGCTGATTCTTCAGCATCCATTGCCATTTGTTTTATATCTTCTGCCATAATTTATCCTTAATATCCAAATGTTGCATCTGATGCCTGAAATCCTGTACGTTGTGTATCAGGATTATAATCAAACAAACTACTTTTTGGTCTTGTCATCACCCCATAACGTAGAGCATCATAGAGGTGATCTTCTGATTTTGTGTCTACATCTTCCGAGTTACTTTTATCAAGAGGGATTATCGGAAGTTGAGCGATAGTATTTGTGCAGTTATTAAAAAACACCAAGCGTGGTGCTTCAGTAAATTCGTCAGTCTGTAGTCTTCTGTGAATCTCGTTTTTCCCTGCAATTCTACTCCCTCTGCTTCTGTCTGATGGTCTCCACCTGCAACCCTTCATTATCATCTGTTCTGCGAGCGAAGGGCCAGTATCCCCACGCCTATGCCAAAGAGAGCTATCAAGCACACCGTAACGAATAGTTCCGTCATTTTGTTCTGCCTCCAATATCATATCAGCTAAATCTGTAGCTAATACTTTTGAGACATACAGTTCCCTATAAACAATCAGTTGTTCATCAGGAGCAACGGCAAACCATAGAACCCCTGTATAGCTTCCGTAGCCATAGTCACAGGATCTAAACTTAGTCCAACCACTAGGTATATCGTAAGGCTCAACAACATGAGTGGCTCTGCTCCACTCAGGAAAAGCTGATCCTTCACTAACATCCCAATTTCCTTCCAGTAGTTGCTTTCTTTGGTTCTCTGGTAACGAGAGCAAGTTTGCCTCGTACATGCCATCATCTGCTAAGTATGGATTATCAAATAACGTAGCAGGTATAAATCTCCGTTTGAACAGTGGTTGCCCTTCAAGGCTATGACCTTTAGGCCATGTTAACTGCTGTCCTGTTTCTAAATTTGTTGCCCAGAACGCTTTGCCATGTGGAGCAGGATCTACAAACATTCTCTTAACCCAACTATGTCCCGGACCACCGGGGTTTGTAGTTGCTCTCTGGTAAACTTCTAGTCCACTATCTCTAGTAGTACGTAGTCTGGATCTCATATAATCAAAAGGATAAGGTGTAGGCCACTGTGTAAGTTCGTCAAACCCTATCCAACTAAATGCCTGACCTTGGTATCTTGTTACATCATCATCTCTATCTAAGTAAGAGAGCCATAGTGTTGCTCCTGATGGTGCTACCCAAGTCTTGTCTCTTTCCATAAACTTAATATTTGGAATAGCCTGTGGGTATAACTGTTTAGATACTGATATCAGTTCTCTTAATTCTTCTGTTGTACGTCTAACTAACAATCCTCTAAAGTGTGGGTTGTTTAGGTAGCGTACTGGATCTGCAAGCATGGCGTAACTCTTGCCGCCACCTGCACTGCCTCCGTAAAGGACTTCTCGTTCATTAGCAGAAAGAAATTCTGTTTGAGGTCCGGGATTAGGTTCAAAGATAACTTTTTGTTGAGCTACTTCTACTTCTATCGGTTCAGGTTTAACCTGTGGTAATACCTTCTTCTCTTCTTCCTGTAACTTTGGCTTCAAGGTTCTCTGCTTTTTGTAACGCTTCTTTGTACCTTTGGGCAAGGTAGCGTTGAGTTGAAGCTTCTGTCTTACGTTTCTGTTCAATTCTAATTCTCTTCATTAAACCTACATGTGAGATATTTCTACCTGACTGTGTACTTAACCAGTTTGCAACTTGACGATAACTGTACTGCCTGATAAACTTCTTAGCTTTCTCTAACAGTTCTAGTTCTTCTACAATAGGAAGAAGAAGATCTTTGTCATCCTCACTCTGCTTGTAACCAAAGGGTATAGTCCTACCAACTCTGACTACAGGCTTCCAGTTGTAGCCATCTTCTGTTTCTTCTGGTTTAGGTAATTTCCAGTTTCTATTCGTCTTCATTGTGTTTAGGTGGTAGAATAAAAAGTGGACTTGAAGAGGTTACTTCTACCTTATCGGTTTTTACAAACCCACCTCTGTCAAGTATATCTTTTGCAGCCATCATCTTTTCTTTATTACCTAAGTCTGTAGGACTATGCATAATCTGGTGTAAAGAATAGGCAGCCTTTGTTGCACTGCTTGAAATAAACTTTTTAGTTAAATCAGCTATCTCTTCTTGAAGTGATGAGGTTATTGCAGCAGTAGAGTTATTCTCGCTGTATCCTGCTAGTTTCTTTGCAGTGACAGGATTACCCTCTGCTTCCTCAAAGAGAACATCAAGAAACTTTTGTTGTTTTTCCGTTAAGTTTCTAGCCATTAGATATCTGTTCCTTTTGTTGATTCAGGCAATACTATTTTAGGTATAACTTGACACATTGGTTTAGCTTTAAAAACTTGAGGACTCTTCATAGCTATCTTTGCTTTATCCACTGAGTTTGCAAAGCATTGTTCTTTTGTTGTCACCAATTCATTGCCTGTTATTACTACACAGCTTTCTGCATATGGCGCAGAACATAGTAGTATTATCGGTAGCCACAAACCCATTATGAAAGCTCAAAGTGAGGTCCATCTATAAATGGCCTTCTACCTTGACTCCTTCTAAGATCTACATAGGCGTTCATAGCCTCTTCCATTGTGCCATCCCAAGTGCGAATGTCATCAATATGCCAAGCTGCTCCCCAACGAATGCCCACGTTTTCAAGCTTTGCAGCTTCCTTCATGGCATCAGCTATATCGTCATATAGACTTAATTCCCATGAGGCCCTCCCTCCAACATATGCCATGAGGTCTACTGCTAGACCTTCAAGGTGTTTACTTTTTAAAGTTTGTGAAGCACCCTTATCAACGAGGGCTTGTTGTTCTTGAGGAGTTCTCATGCCGCAGATGCAGCCGAAATCAATTTTAGTCAAACCTATTGCCGATTTGACGCAGTTCTGCAAGGAGTTGTCTACGCCTTCTAGTCTGCTTAGACTTTTTGAACTTAATGTATAACTCATATCTATCTTCTCTCTTTCTTATGTGGGCATTTTTGTATCTTGATCTTGTTACTGGAAACAGTTTCTGGCCTAAGTACTCCCTTTTGTAGGGAATATAGGTCACTTCAACTTTTTCTTGCCGTAAAACTTACCGATTCCTTTCATGCCTATACTAGCACTTACAATTCCACCTAATGATAGCTGATACCATTGTGGCATTGCTTCCAGAGCAGCAAATCCTTGTGCCACTGTCTCTCTTCCCCAATCACCAGTAAAGGCTAAGATAAGAGGAATAGAAAACAGTAGTAGAATCCACTCATCTTTCCATGAGCCTTGGGTAGCTCTTATAGCTGCAAGATCCCAGTCAATATCTCCAGTAGCTTCCTTCATACGTATCTGTGCTTCAGCTTTCTGTACGGCTGTTTTGCCATCTAAGTAGGAAGTAGCAAGACCACCGACTGAACCTAATAATTGTGTTACTGCACTAAACATATTTTAAACTCTCTCTAAATATTTTGCTATTTGATTAACAAAAGGTAATAATGTTAGAGCCATTAAGAGATTAGCTCCTGTATGAGCTACAGCTATTCTTAGAGTATCGCCTTTTGGCATACCATCAGACACAAAGAAACCTGCAAGCCAGATCGTTCCTGTAGTGCCTATATTAGCACCAAGGACACAGGCAACGGCAGCAGGTAGTGGTAATGCACCTGAAGCTACTAAAGCTATTATGGCTGTAGTAGATAGGCTAGAGGACTGCCATGCTAATGTCATAACAATACCACCAAAGAACATATAGAGTGGATTACCTAAAAACCAAGTAAGATGTTCCATGTTTCCCATAGACTTCATTCCACCAGAAAACATCTTTAAACCTATGTAGAATACGACAAGACCAACTAGAACTGTAATTACAGGATTACCTAACTCCATCTTACCTACTTTCTTCCATAGTTTTTTATTCATCTGACATCCATAATAAAGCGACTAAGTTATAAACAAGTGCAACATATATTGATATGACAAAGAATGTTACCATTTTACTTTATGTGACCAATATCGTGCTGAAAGTTTTGAAGGACTTGCATCCTGTGCATTATGTCTTGCATAGTAAGATTTCTTTCGTGCTTTATCTTTTGCACTCTTAGGATTCTTTCCTGCACCACTAACACCCTGTTGACCAAAACGAATTGTTTTTATTTTATCACCTAACTTTGCCACAACAACATGTGACTTTGTAGCATGATTAGGTGTTCTCTTTGGTTTGTTAAAACCACTGACACCTGCACGTTTTAGTCTTGGATCTTGTGACATCTACTTTTCCTCACATGTTTACTCTTTTTTACACGTACCTGTTGCTTTGCACGTAGAACGTGTCTCACAATTTGGACATGGAATTGAATACTTACTCACACTGATTTCCCTTTTTATTTAATATTTCTTTAAAGCATCTAAGACATATTGTTATTTACAGTTGCACCCTTTGCCGTTGCTATTACCTGTAACATATCCTGCTACAATACCAACCACGCCCACAAGAGCGTTATTAAGAAGACTAAGTATCCCTTCATCAAACTCACCACCCATCTCTGATGCCATCATAAATTCATCCACGACTATGATACCTAATAAGCCCATCAAGCCTAACGCCAGTATCATTACTGTTATATGTTTCATGTTGCTCATTTTATAAACGCTATGTAAATACATAAAGCTATAATTATAAGCTTGCCATAATCTAAATCCCACGCAGTACCTTCACCACGTTCTTTAAAAAATGTTTTTATTTTTTCCCACATTATACATTATCCCTTACTTCTGATTTAGCAGTCACCTGTACGGAGGATCTGCCTTTGTTAACATAAAGTCCAAACCATGCTGCACCTGCTCCTACTACGACAGAAACAAATCCTGCCTGTGCGTTGTTTGGATCTGGTAGTTTCATAAACCAGTTGCATGTTTGATAA